TTCTTCACTTCCAGAACCAGTCATTGACTTGACTTCTAACGTTTATCAAATATCTATTTCTCGCGGTCGTAACCTTCAACGTGATACTTATGAGGCTGGCACTTGCACAGTTCGAGTATTAGACCCGCTTTCCTATTTTAACCCACAGAACACAGCTTCTCCCTATTACGGCTATCTTGCGCCTTTGCGTAAGTTGCGTGTATCGGCTACTACTGCAACAACTCAAAAGTACTTATTTTCTGGATACGTTACAGATTACAAATACACTTACCCGGTCAATCAAGATACTGGTTATGTCGATATTTCATGCACCGATGCTTTTCGCCTATTTCAGTTGGCTAATATTTCAACCGTGGCTTCAAGCCCAGCCGGTCAAACCACTTCAGCCCGTGTGTCTGCAATTCTAAACCAAGTATCTTTTCCTATTTCCATGCGTACAATTTCAACTGGTCTAAATACCTGTATTGCCGATCCTGGGAGTAACAGAACAAGCCTTGAAGCAATCAAGAACGCTGAAATGTCCGAGACAGGCGCGTTTTATATGAACGGGTCTGGAACTGCCATATTTAACAACCGCACAGACGTTATGAACTCTCTTTCCAAGACACCTGTAGCCTTCAATCAATCAGGCGGTATTCCTTATCGCAACCTTGTTTTTGCCTTTGATGACAAGCTCATCATTAATCAAGCCAACTTTGCCCGTGTAGGCGGTTCTACAATCACAGCAACTAACCAAGCATCTGTAGATAAGTACTTCCCTCATACTGTCACACAGACTGACCTGGTTGCTGAAACTGACACCATAGTGACTGACATAGCCCGTGAATATGTCGCGACGAGAGCCCAAACCACTATCAGAATTGACCAGATGGTTGTGGACTTACTTGATCCATCAGTACCGACTGACACAATTATTGGTCTGGATTTCTTTGACAACTTGCTTATAACCAATATCCAGCCTGATGGCTCGACGATTGTTAAGAACCTGCAATACCAGGGCATCAACTGGGAAATCAACGCACAAAAACTCATGGCAACAATTTCGACCCTTGAACCAATAGCCGATGGTTTCGTGGTTGGAAGCTCGTATTACGGTATAATCGGCACTAATACATTAGGTTACTAGGAGATATAATGGCATCAGGACTACCAGCAGCAACCGGCGATGTTTTAACCGCCGCAACAGTAAATGGTCTAGTGACCTTTACCTTGAACGCACAATCGGGCGCTACTTATACAGTCGCAAATTCGGACTTGTATCAAGTTCTAGTGCAAGCAACCAACGCCTCAACTAAGACCATCACAATCGCTCCTGATTCAACCCTTACTTCAGCTGCTATAGGCAGCGCAATCACGTTTATTAATTCCGGCGCAGGGCTTCTTACTTTTGCTGCTGGCGCTGGCGTGACTATCACTTCAGCAGCAGCGTCTTCTGCCGCACCAACTTTACTTCAATATAAGACCTGTGTTGCAATTCGTCTTGCTGCAAATTCTTGGACAATCGCAGGAGCTATTGCATAATGATTGGAGCGATCACAGCAGGGCTCAACGGAGTGGTTGCGCCATTAACTTTTGCGGTTGATTACTTAGTAGTCGCTGGCGGCGCTTCTGGTGGTTCTAGTAATCAAACATCAGGCGGTGGCGGCGCAGGTGGACTTCGTTCAACTGTTACAGCAACTGGCGGTGGTGGCACACTTGAAACAGCTTTAAGTTTAAGTAAATCTACAAACTACACAGTGACTGTAGGCGCTGGCGGTGCATCTGTTGCAGATTCTTTAGGCATCAATGGTAATGCAGGAAATAATTCAATTTTTGCAACTGTTACATCGACTGGCGGTGGTGGCGGTGGTGGCAGTTTATACGCTGCTGCATCTGCTGGTTCTACCGGTGGTTCAGGCGGTGGTGGCGGTGCAGGTGAAGTTGGTGGCGCTGGCGCAGGTGGAACTGGTACAACTAATCAAGGCAAAAATGGTGGTAGCGGCGCGCAATCAGGAAGTGATGGAAGTTCTGGCGGTGGTGGTGGTGCTTTTGCCGCAGGTGCTAACGCAAGCAGTAGTACAGTTGCTGGCGGTGGTGGTAATGGCGTATCAGTTTCCATGGTTAGCAGTTCACCTGTTACTTATGCTGGCGGTGGTGGTGGTGGTGGTGCTTCATCGGGCGGCTCTGCTGGTACTGGTGGTGGTGGTACAGGTGGACAACTTAGCGGCGGTGTTGGTCGTAGCGGCACAGCAGGCACAGCTAATCTTGGCGGTGGTGGCGGAGGTTCTCGTACTGGCAACTCTGGTGCAGGTGGGTCTGGGGTAGTCATACTTCGTTATTTAACTGCATCTGGAACTATCACAGTTGGCGCAGGACTTACAGGATCAACAGCAACAGATGGTTCTTATAAAGTCACAACAATCACAGCCGGTACAGGAAACGTGAGCTGGACATAATGGCACATTACGCGTTCTTAGATGATTCCAATATAGTTACAGAGGTTATTGTCGGCATTGATGAGAGTGAACTCATCGAGGGTCTAGATACAGAGACCTGGTACGGCAATTTTAGAGGTCAGACCTGTAAGCGCACTTCATACAATGGCAATATTAGATATAACTATGCTGCTATTGGTTATACCTATGATCCAATAGATGACGCTTTCATAGGAATAAAGCCACCATGCGGACATGATGAATTAACACTAAACGAGAACAAGCAATGGGAGTGCAGCAATGTCGAACACACCCCACCTGTGTAAAGCCGGACAGCAACTTAGGGAGCAGTTCGATGATACTTACCCAGATAGAGATAGAACCTCGGACGGCTGGATTGGCGACACTCGTCATTCAGCACGTCCTTCTGACCACAATCCTGATGCAGAAGGTATCGTCAGAGCGATTGATATTGACAGGGATTTATCTGGAAAGGCAAAACCTGACCTCATGCCTGACCTTGCGGATCAGATACGACACGCAGCAAAGTCTGACAAGCGCATTGCTTACATCATATTCAACGGCAAGATTGCCTCTTCTAGGTTGGGCTTTCGCTGGAGAAAATATTCTGGAAGCAATCCGCACCACGCACATTGCCATATCTCTTTCACTAAGAAGGGCGATGCAGATAGCTCGTTCTTTAATATCCCAATGTTAGGCGGCACAGCATGAATATGAAGCACCCAGCAATCCTTTCAGTAGGAGCGTTCCTAGCAGTATGGGGAACTACCTCTAACTTCTCACTTGACTATCGTGCAATCTTGGGCGCAGTTGTCGCTGGCGTATTTGGATACGCATCGCCTAAACGATGACCGCACAGGACTACGCGGCATTATCAGTCGCCATCATCTCAATCCTTGGCGGCGTTGCAGCTTATGTCCAGTTCATGATTAAGCATTACTTGTCAGAGTTACGACCTAACGGCGGCTCATCTATCAAGGATCAGGTTAATCGATTAGAAGCGCGTGTCGATACAATCATCGAGATGTTGCGTAAGTAACACTTATCCTATGGCTAAGAAAAAGGTCATAGACCTAGACACCTACAGCGCTTTAGACGCTTATGCCATTTCAATGAATGAGTTTTACAAGGCACTACGCAGGGCTGGTTTTGCAGTTGATTTATGTCTAGCAATTATTACCGATAGAGACGCTTATCCAGATTGGGCATTGCCAGAACTTCCCAATCGCATAGACAACATTCCCTATGATGATGAGGACGACGATTAAGAAGATCGTAATACTCTCGGACTTGCAAGTGCCTTTCGAGGACGTGCATGTAGTCCGTAACATTGCCAAGTTTCTAGGCACTTTTAAGCCAGACCAAACAGTTACGATAGGTGACGAGATTGATTTTCAAACCATAAGCAAGTGGTCGCAAGGAACACCCGAGGAATACTCACAGAGCCTGGGCGATGACCGAGACCGATGTGTCGAGCTTCTATGGGAACTAGGCGTTACAGATTGCATACGATCTAATCACACAGACCGGCTCTACAACGTTATCATGCGCAAGATTCCATCTTTCCTATCCTTGCCAGAGCTGCGCTTTGAGAAGTTCATGAAGTTTGATGAACTAGGCATAACCTTTCATAAGAACCCAATGCCCATTGCTCCAGGCTGGATTGCAGTACATGGAGACCACACACCTATTAAGCAACAGGGCGGTCTATCAGCCCTTGAAGCTGCGCGTAGGCATGGCAAGAACGTTATCTCTGGCCATACTCATAGGGCAGGGCGTAGCGCCTTCACAGAGGCCTCTGGAGGCCGTTTAGGGCGTGTTCTACATGGAGTCGAGGTAGGTAATCTCATGGACTTTAAACAGGCTAGATACACCCGAGGAACGGCTAATTGGCAGCAAGCCTTTGCCATCATGTATGTGCATGGCTCAAGCGTACAAGTGGACATTATCAACATTGAGAAGAACGGCACGTTCATAGTCCAAGGCAAAGTGTATGGAAGGGTTCGCTAGACCGGACTTAGGGGATGAGACAGTCGATGAAATCGTTATCGTTTCGTTACCTAAACATGGCGGGTGTCAGATAATCCTGGTGTAATACTTCTGGTGTTTCCGAGACACGGATAACAGAAGGGCTAAAAATGAATCACGATCACATAGTTATATTCTCAATGCTAGTAGGCGCTTTGCCTGGTTTCCTGTTTGGCTACATGAAGGGGCATGAGAACGGGCTAAAGCAAGCGCGCCAGTCTTATCGCCGCCTTACACGCCAAATGGAACAGCACAAGGTTAATCGATGAACGCCCGTGACTACCTCAACGAAGCGCGAGCTACTATCCAGGACAGAGGACTTGATTACGGACACCCTCAAGACAATATGCAGCGAACAGCCGCACTCTGGAGCTCATACCTCGAAATGCCAGTTACAGATTATCAGGTGGCGATGTGTATGGCATTGGTCAAAGTCGCAAGAAGCATGGAAACTGCAAAGACAGACACTTACGTCGATCTCACAGCGTACGTCGCAATAGCGGCGCAACTGCATACAGAGGAGAATGAACTTTATGTTTAATTTAGCCGAATATCAGACATGTGCAGAAAGACTCGAACTCTTTTGGAAGGATCACCCAGATGGCAGAATTGATACAAAACTTATCGAGGCGAGTGCTTCGCGTTTTATCGTACAGGCTTTTATTTATCGAACTGAAGTTGATCAACACCCTTGGGCTTCTGGGCTCGCAGAAGAAACGATATCGGGTCGTGGAGTCAATGCTACTTCGGCTCTTGAAAATTGTGAGACGAGCAGCCTTGCCAGGGCGCTTGCGAATGCTGGATATAGCCCTAAAGGCGACCCAAGCAAGAGGGCAAGCAGAGAAGAAATGAGCAAAGTTCAAGAACAGTCTAAGGTAAAGGCTGAAATCGATAAGGTAAAGGCTAAGATGAACGCATCAGCCGGTGAATACATTCCAGTAGAAAAGGCACATGATCCATGGACTACAGCACCAGCACAGCAAGCACAGACTTTAGAGAGTGCAGTCGAGATGGTCAAAGACATACTTGGTGGCACAACGGATTCGGATATACAGACATGTGTTCATGGTGAGATGCAATGGAAAACAGGCACAGGCAAGAATGGCAAGCAATGGGGACATTGGCGTTGCATAGGTCAGATTCTAGGTGATGCAGAACGTTGCGAGCCTCGATGGTATGAGATTTCAGCTGATGGAACATGGAAGCCACAGGTGAAGCGTGGGTAAATTATTCTTCCGCAATATGGATGATGAGTGGGAGCAATTCCCTACTGATGAGGAGTTAGAAGCTGCTAAAGAGGCAGCCTGGGACTTGCAGAAGTTAGGCTTTGCGATCATCTGCCAATTATGTAATGAGCCGCCTACTGTATTCCTCATCAAACAAAGGGCTTTGCTCAACTCCTGGAAGTGTGAAAAATGTAGCACAATTAACTCTGCTGGACGTGCATGACACGACACAGAAAAGACCGAGGACTGCGGACTGAGCGAGTGGTAGCAGCCTATCTCTCGCAATGGTGGAGAAGCGCAGTCGTTGGTCGTGGTGCAGGGAAGGACGTGCTGAATGTCCCGTTCGACATAGAAGTAAAAGCACGTTCTTCCTTCCAGCCCCTTGCATTTCTCAAACAATCAGAGTCAAGAGCTAAGGGTCAAGAGAAAAGCATCGTTGTATGCAGAATGAATGGACAAGGAGAATCGCCGGAAAACTACCTAGCCTTCATGCGTTTCAGCGAATTGATTGACTTATTACTCATGGCTGGTTACGGCGATATACAGAAAGATTCAGTACAATTAGAGCCTGAACGTTGCACATCGTGTGGATCGTGGAAGTTAAAGGAAGTCCCATGCAGGACATGTTCTAATGCCAATCTATGAATTCGAGTGTGATAACGAGTTATGCGAGGCTAACGCCAGATATGACAAGGAGTTGAGTATTAATGAACCACATGATGTTGATTGCCCATTTTGCGGCTCGACTATGCGCAAGATTTACAGTTCTGTTCCCGTTCACTTCACCGGCACAGGATTCTACTCAACAGACAAGTAGTTATGCACAGCCTGTGGATAAGTTTGACCAAAACACTAAACAACGCTCACGCCACGCCCAAGTTATCCACATGCTTGACACGCCTGGTACTCTACAGGCTAGAGCCCACAAAGGGCTCACTCCGAGCCGCTTAAGCGTAGCTCGAGGGGTAGCCATCGTTATCGGGATATCTCTATCTATACCTATGTCGGTAGCAGATAGTGGCTCAATAGATGCCATTCATAGCATTAAACAATTAGCAGATATACAGCTAACAGAAGCTCAAGAATCTTGTCACAATGAGATAGTTTATCGAGAATCAAGATTTGATAGATATGCAGTTAATGGATCACATCATGGTTACTATCAAGGCAGAACTACTTATCTCATAGGTAAGCCTGATGATGTGCAGTTCTATTGGTACTGGACTTATGTATCATCGAGGTATGGAGTAACAGAGTATGATGAACCTGATATGTGCAAGGCACTAAAACACCTAAAGACTAAAGGCTGGCAATGAGTAATGAAGTAATGGTTAAGTGCACTCGATGTGAGAGCATGACACCAGATGCAGAGATAACAC